TAGGCTCAGCGCCCGGGATAGGGACCTTTAGATCACCAGCTATACCCATTCCGCTGATCGTTGCCGTTTTGCGCTGAATATCTGGCAAGTCAACAGACTGCATTCCTAGGAATTTGTTGTTGTTGCTAACCCAATACCCGAAGCCGTTAATGTTAATTTGTGCGAGTGAAGGCATATTATTTACCCGTTGTTAAATTTGAAGTGTAGTTAATATCAAATTCTATTCTGTGATCTATCCACTCTGCGGCAGATACCCAGCCGAACGAGCTAACAAACACATAGTGTCCGTCTATCAGATTGATGTCCGGATTCTCTTCCCTCGGAAACTCAATCCTGCCTCCGAGAATGGCACCCTGGTTCGTCCACGAGTTGTAATCTGATTGCAGAGAGTCGACTACACTCTGTAACAGTCTGCGGTTACCTGGTTTGTCAGTGAGTTGGATAGTCCGCATCACTGCATTATTACCTGCGTAATCTACCATCCTAGTGATTGGAATGAACGTCTCTTGTGGATCTGTGCTGGCTGGATAAGCGGCTCCTCTGTTGCCCCACAGCCTCCATCCCATCCTATTGATGGCAGTTACAACACCTAGGCTGTTTAGGTAGTTGGCTTTGGTTAGTGTCATATTCACCGGTGTCCCGTCAGCCAAACATAGACCATCAATTTTGATTGGTTTGTTACTTGGTGATTCGAATGGAACGCCTCGGTTAGCGGCATCGACCAGCTTCGCGACACAAACAAAATCGGTCGAAAGGTGAGTAACCTGACCGTCAGTGATACAATTTGGCCAGAAGGCAAATTGTCGGGGATCGACAATATTATTAGCATTTTTCGTAGCCAAAACCTCTGACACAGCTTTTGTGCGGACTGTATCGAGGTCGACCACAACTCGGCAACTGTACTGACTATCGATTTTCTCAGCCTTAGCGGTAGCGACTGCAATGACCGATGCAGAACCACGACCCGGAATGTGGATGAACCCAGGAGTGAGCCCAGTCTCAGTCGGGACCATCTCGATTAGCTCTAATCCAGTGTACCTGTCAGTTGCAGCGTCGAATCCGCCTATGATATCTGCGTCAGTCACGGCACTAGGGTTAATCTTGTCGTAGCCGATGCTAAGGGATTTCTCTCCTGCCGCTACACCTTGTTTAAGGATACTGACGATTATTTAATCGTCCTTGTAGGACAGAAGATAATCAGTACCCAATACAAAGGTCTTGTCGCCAGATATGTTTTTAACAACCACGGTGTCATAAATCGCGTCATCTTGTGTAATGATTCGACCGTCGACAATTGCCTTAGTGGAGGGCTGGACGGTCTTGTAATGAATGTTTGGGTCTAGGACGTTGACCAGGACTAGAGGCCCAATTTTATATTGCCTGAAGGCCTTATCGACAAGCTCACTCAGAGTGAAGGCTTTATAGTTTTTAGAGTGATCTATGCTCTTGAAAGCTGTAGCCAAACTATCGGCGAGAATCAGTTTGTTGACCTGAGAAGCCCCGCCCGGAAGCCTGTGCACAGGAGCTGTCCCGAACGAGACAATGACCCCATCCGGTGTGAGAGGAGCTCTGACCCTGCTGGGAGTTAGTTGCCATGTGGGTCCGTGTTGGAAATTGAGGGTGTTAGCCATAAAAATCAGTCAGTTATTTGTTTACAGAGTGTAGAAATTGTTGAGTTGGGGTCACGTAGGTCTCGGACAGCCTGAGGCAATTGGTCCACATCGATGAATAGCCCTTTAAGTGTTGGTTTCTCTTCTAGAGTCGGTGTCAACGTAGTTGGTATGCCGTTCTTAAAGACACGGAACCTTTGCAGCTCGTGCCCGATGTTAGGGCCGACGTAGACAACAGTTTCTGCAGTCTCTTTCTTTAAATCTTTCATAGTCTCTTAACCGCCGTGTAGCATCGCGTCGAAACGAGATGAAGGTGTTTCTACCTCTAGGGTGACTGTCAACGTGCCGAAAAACATTGGGGCTAGTTCAGTTCCTTGTTGGAGTTCCCAACTGACAGGACCAGCCAACGGAAATTCGTCTGCGATGTGCTGTTCTGTGTACAAGCCAGTGATCAGAACTTGGAACAAATTAACGACATCCTGATACCCGGAGTGATCGTCTGCGTCGTCCCAACAGCCGATCATAATACGCACCTCAGCCTGCCCAGCCTCAAAATTGTAATTTGCCTTAGAAAACTGAACTACGATGTGAGGGAACATTTTCGGTAAACTCTCGTCTATCTCGCCCGTCATCAAGATTGGTAGGAACCCTCTGTAGACGCGAGGCGTTGATGGTAGTTTCTCGCCCTGCAAGTTTTTCGCACCGGTGAACAAGACAACATCCTTAACCCACTCCTCAATTCTTTTGGCAATTGTATCCTCGATAAACGCTATGGATTGCATGTTATTTTCTTTTCCCTGTTAGGAAATCTTCTATCTGTCTCTTCAACACCACGTCCATGTAGCTGAATACTTCCTTCCTGATCTTGTCTGAGACCTTTTGAGCGGTCATCATCTCCGGGACGCTGATCGTTTTCATGGCCTTAATAGGTAGCTCCGTTGTTAGTAGTCTCTCTTTTCCTGGCCTACCTGGCCAGGGACCTTTCTCGCGCTCGATCCTATGCCTTGCCTTGCGGTTGTACTTTCCAGCGCCTCTGACAAACACGCCCACATGGCTACTATTTTTCCCCGCCTTCACTCTCGCGATGAAAACGCCCTTCTCAAATATTTTCCGGTTCCCTTTGTCCTTCTTAATCTGGATAGATACTCTCGGCCTGTCCGCGATCTTAACTCCTAGCTGGTTAGGTGGCTCTTCTGGTTCCATTCCCATCACTTCCCAGCCAATCCGATGCCCTAGCAGATACACGCCGCCTTGCAGGTAACCCAAACTCCCGTGAGAGTTCTGAAATTTCCAGATATCCCACGTCGACCTAGTTATTTTAATATTCTTTGCGACATCCCTTTGTTTAAGGTTGTAGGTCTCAGCGATGTATCGTTTGATTAGGGTGTTGGCTTTGGCCACTCCTGCGTTAACCGTAGCCGAGACAGCCTTTCCACCTGCGTTAGGTAAATGCTTGAGTTCCTCGAACGCTCGCTTTAGGTCTTTATCATCAAAGACAATCATCTACCTGACTCCTGTTATCGTTTTTGTTGTAGAGCTAACGTGATCACACCACTACCAACCGTCACGTCGATGATTGTGTATTTAGCGTGTTGTGGGCTCTCTATGTACTCAAGCGTGGTTGGGATTCTGGGTAGATCGCACTGATTGAATGTGCATCGCACATCCGCTGGGTAGACTCCATGCGACTCTGCAACTGCATCTCGCCTCAAGGTATCCTGAGCCCAGATGACGTGCGCGGAGAACACACGTTTACCGCCCGCGCCATCTGCAATTGCAAACTCCCTAGTCTCACCGCCCACGTCTCGCAGCTTGAAAAAGCCCGACTTCATCTTTTTGTCGAAGAGGCTCATGTTAACTAAAAGCCTCGTGTCAACGTGAATATCAGAATTAAAAAAGCCCCATGATACCGTAAATGTCATGGGGCTTCAGAATTTTCCCTTCTCGTAACGTAGAACACGAAAGGGAATCGGCCGACCCAGGGGTCGGTTTTTGAGGTTTATTAGACTCTAATAGATCTCATTGCTCCTGGGCGGCGTCAAGTTAAATTTGTTAGTAAACGACAACCCCCGACTAGCGGTCAAAACCAGTCAGGGGTTGCGTGCTTACCTATGCAAACAAACTCAGAAAACCAAAGAAACAGTAACCAACCCCGTGTTATCTCCGGCGTCTTTGTCAACGCTGATAACTGCGCGGATGAATTTCTTAATCTCAACCGGCACAGCTAGATACTGTGCTGTGGCCACTAACTGTGGTCCAGTCACTACAGCCAACCCAACATTCAGGGCGCGTTCCCAAGTGGATGTGCTGTCAGAACCATCCTCAGGATCTTCAGGCTGCTGAGGATCTTTCTCCGGAACGTCCGGCTCTTTAGGAGTTTTCGGATCGGGCTTAGGATCTCGCTTGGGTGGTTTCGATGGCAATTCATCGGGAGGGTTAATCCCTCCTGGTGGTTTACCTGGTAAAGCTATACTAGCTACGGAATCTTGGCCCGTGTCAGAGTGCTGCAACCAAACCTGGATTCGTTTTCCACTAGCCAGGTTAAGCAGTGCTGGGAATTCAACCAACACTTCCTGACCTTGAGCTTTCCTACCTTCGTGCAAGATGATCACGTTAGACGCGACGCTCTCACCTTCACTGGGGATCGCTACCGAAACGCTCAGCAGCGCATCCCTGAATTGTCTATGTAAATTAGGCATTTATTGCTCCTTTCTTAAGTTGAGCACCTTTAGGTTTTTCTTCATCAATTGGTTGATTTCCTCCCTCAAGCTTCTCCTCACCATTAATTATGTTGATTGTCTCGAAGATCGGGATGCCGGCAAACCTGTCCGGCAGGGGGACTGGATCACCAGTTGCATTAACTGGGACACGGCTCGCGCGGAGCTGTTCAAGGCTCCTTGGATTCATAAAGATCGCGTTGGGCCTGACTCCATTGACTTCAGAGAACATCTTCAGGATTGTGAATAGAGGCCTGTCACTCAGTCCTCCCTCAGTGTAGTCGTTCAGGCCACCTTTGATTAACTCCTGATTGCCGATGCCCTTAATCCGCATGGCCGTATGCTTGTTTTCGAGCTTAAGACCAACCCTGCCGGTGATCGAGCTTGTGAGCGCATCGTACGGATTGCC